TTCTTGTACTTGTTACTTACGCGTGGATCCTGCCGACCTTTGACCATTAGTAATGACCAGTCTTTCTATGGTAATCCCACGCTTGGCAAGGTGTCTTATGTCTATGAGCTATGTACTTAAGGCCAAGGTCAATCTGTTTATATGGATCTTTCTCTTTCATCTTAAGTAGTTGTGGTATCCCATATGCAGAGCTATTAGGGTTATCAGCTCTTGGATTCCATAAACTCTCACGCATCCATAGCAGCTCTACACATCGATATTGTTTAGCATCGAGTAGCTTCATATGAGCATATAGTTTGTAGTTATTTACATCTCTTGGCGTGTTAATAGCTGAGGCATTAGGCATATTGACAAATAGCAATAGCCCGGCCAATAGCACCAAACTACGCCTGCGAGCTATCCGCCTCAGCGGCTCGCCTGCGAGTATGGAGCGTACTCTGTAAGTCAAATAGGCACAAGTATTACGCGTAGTCTTGAGCGTGTCCCACAGGTTATTAACCCCTGTGTATAACGCCTGTGGATAACTATTTATCATTAATACCCCTAACAATTACCTCGATGTAACTCCAAGGCTCTCGATTAATTACGTGCTTTGCTAGCTGAAAGCGCCTGTAATGATCGACTACGACTTTATCCGGTGCCGGATGTATACGCTGCCTTTGTACCTGCAATAGCGTTAATAACGGCGTGTCAAAGGCAATTATCTTAGTTTCAATATTAAGCTCTTTAGCTACTTGTAACCATATTGCCCTATGACCCGGGATCGTATGCGTACCATCTGCGATTACGTCTACGCCTAATTGTGCAGCTTGAATAGCTTTAATACGTTCATATCGCATAAACCCTTGCACATCTATACCCGGCTTTGTACGCACTGCCTCGGTATTAAATATATGCGTACCGTGCTCATAGTGATTTTCTACCCAAGTCGATTTACCCGCGCCCGGTGGCCCCATTAGTACCGTAATCATTGATGGCCCCATCCCTTACCCTTAAAGCTTATGCCGGGAGCGTGATATACCTGCCTCATATGCGTACCGCAGCACATAGGCGCAGCGTTTGAGGTTATAGGTTGTTCAAGCTCATAACGAATATTGCAGCTAATACATTCATACTCATACATCGGCATCTTGGGCCTCCATACGGCACACGCCCATAACACCGCATTTAGTGCATTGGAGCGTTTTAACGTTAGGTGGCAAGTTATCCGTAATGATGCGCTCGATCTGATCCGTAACTTTCTTACACTTACGGCACTCATATTTGTATGTAGTCATTAGGCCCTACATTCTGCGCATAACCATATTACGACTTCTTGGCCTACATCGCGTACTTGTAGCCCTCCTGAGCTTGATACCCAATTATGACACTGATCGCACTGATCCATTTTTACAACCGTCATATCGCCGTTATCGTGAATAGTAGTTGCAAAGCCGTCTTTAATAAATGTTAATTCTCCCATTACAATTTAACCGCCTTGTCTATATGTAAAAGCGTTACCTCTTTGTCAATAGCCGGAGCCTTATTAAAGGTGCTAGCCGGTAAACGCTTTGTAGTCCAGGTAACCGTAATTTTGCGTAGGTTAAACGCGTATATGCCCTTAGGCGTTGAGTTAATGTAAAACGGCGTAAAGCCTAGCTTGTCGGCTTGCTGCACAAGTGACTCATACTTATCCTTCTCAAGTATCAGCTCGTCGTAATGCGTGTGTCTGCATTTGAGCTCTATCTTAAGCCTATAGCCGTTACTGGTCGCATCGATGTACTCGAAAGCATCGCCTGACATCTCTAGATCCTCAAGGTACTTACCTTTGATGTAATCAAAGAGACTTTGCTCGGTCATACTTGGGGCTTCCATTTTCCGTCACTAGCCAGTACGTGCCAATTCGGTGCACACTGAGTCGCCTTTGTGCGTTCGGTGCAGAAATAACCGCCCCAATTCTTAGGCGATCCAATTGCGGCCTGTTTCCATATCATCGTACCGTGAGAGCAGCGAGGGGCAGCTGCGACTTGAGCACCGCCTAAACTCTGCTCGATTTCACCGATGGCACTGGCCATAGTAGGCATATCCTCGATTGCCGCCTTTTTGCTCCACGGATCCGGGTCTGCCGGTAGTGTCTCGACCTTTTGCATATCCTGCACTGTAGGCCTCGAGTTAAACTCTAGGCTTGGAGTTAATAGGCCTATAACTCGGCCGTAGCTACTTGTGAGGGTATCCTCTATAAACCATTTTTTCATATTGTTTGGATAGGTTGCCACGTTGCCAAACGCATAATCGACGGCACTTGGCTTTTCATCCTCATACTCACGATAAGCCTCAGCTCGTACGAGCACTGTCCCGGCCTGTATATCTAGGTGCTCGATCGTCGCGCATAACCTACCGCTTGGAAATTCTGCCCGAAATCTTTTAATGCGAGCGTTTACATCCTCATAGTTATCTAAGAATCCCATTAGATTAGCTCTCTATCTTTCAGAGCTTGAGCGATTGCACGCCCTCTTACAAAGCCCTCGCCGTGGCCTTGTCTCCAGCCTATCGAGTAGCCAATTACCATAAACATAAAGCCCATACCGCACGCGGCTAGGCTTATTAAAATATCTGCACTGTTCATATATCGCCCTTTGTTAAGGCCGATTGAGCTACTACCCGAGTAGCCCTCTCGGCGTTTGTAGTATCAGTATGAGGCTATGGGCTGACATAAAGCAATTATTTCGCTAGGCGTGTCTCCAACAATATCTCGTATATCTTGTCGATCTTGGCATCCATACGCTCCTGCCGTACCTCGATGTGATCGATACGGCCTCGTAGGTTATGCCCTCCATTACCGTCGGGCTTTAGCTCCGATAAATAATATTTAACAAAGTGTCGGATAAGCCCAGCCCCCAGCCCCAAAATGGTAAAACTCCCCAAAGTTAAACCGACTACGAGCTGGGCTTGCTCCATTACTTCTTTACGCCAAACTGACCTTCGGACGGTTGGAGTGCCTTAAGTAATGGCCCGATTAGCCCAGCGATAAACGCGTTAGCTAATACTTTAGGGTCTGTAATGCCTGACATATATAGTGCTGCCGCACTTGCTAGGGCTGCTCGCCCGTAAGATTTTGCAGCTGCGATTGCTTGCTCTTTCATTGTGTAGCTCCTTAGTGCCCTTAAGGATGTGCGATAACTATAAACCTAAACTAGCGATTAACGCTTTAGCCTTGGCCGGTGATACTTCCACTTCCCAGTGCATTTCATCGGCTCGACTCTTAAAATCGCCGCCCCATTTGAGGCCGTATTTTTTAGATAATGCCCGGATCATAGGCACCTTTTCAGCTGGGAAAGTGCCCACCTTGCCGAGAGGATGTTTAGTCGCATTTAGATCAATGGCCGTCCCGGATGAGTGACACGATAATTTTGTAGGGTTGCCTCGCACCATCCGATACGCGTAGGCCCAGTCGTCAAACGTACCCTCATCGATTGGCTCGATTAGTTCGTGAAATTCCGCAGCAAAGGCGGCCAAGAGAGGCCCAACACTCTCGGCGCACCTTAGCTTACGATCCGTACCCTTCACAGGATAGGACTTTATTTTAATTGCTTCCGGATCTTTAGATGCCGGGTAGCCGTTATAGCTAGTCTCCATTAGTAACGCTCGGTGTGGATTGTTCCGCTTGTTGGCGGTCATAATCAGCCTTATGCATTGAAGTAAATTCCCCGTTGCCGTGGTCAATTATGGCGTGTTCAATAGTTTCGCCAAAAGCATTTTCTAAACTGATGATTTCGATTTTGTCCATTTTATAACTCCGCACTAAATCCGATGTAGGCAGTAGCATCGGTAACTGTTGATAATTGATAAGGACGATACTGGGTCAATCCACTAGATACATTTGCTCTAATGTTGGCAATGTCGGTTGTTGTTACTAAATCGTTGTTAATTGCCAATGTTGTGATGTTTGTAGCCGTCACACCATCAAATAATTGTATCGTCCCGCCATACTCAATAGCGGTTGGTCTTGTTCGCATTGTTGTTGGAAATTTGCTTTGTAGCATAGCCCCAGTCGTGGAAATTGCGCTGCCGATAGCAAAATTGCTGTAATTTGATGCAGGTGTTGCTCGGTAATAGTACCTCTGACAAGCGGCTAATTCTCCTTGGATTGTTCCGCCAGCGCGCATAAAGGTTGTTGGTACTGAACCAAGTTCCAGCATAAATTGTGAATACTCAACAATAGAACCTGAAGCAGAACCACCGTTGAAATCAACAATGACTCGCAAAGAGTTAGCCGTTCCGTCACTAGGAATTGCGGCCGTGATTGTGCCTTGATAATAAGTTGCTGTAGAAGTTCCAGCGGTTGTAGGTAATGAAGCAAGTGCAATACTTGTTGTCGAAATGTCTGTCCAAGTCGCACCTGTTCCAGCATCTGCCGTTGCTGATTTCTGCAATTTAAGAATTAAGCCAGTTGCGTTAAAAGTTGAATTGACTCGCAATTTAACCGAGTAGGTTGCAGTTGAACCTTGGAGCATTTCGACCTGAGCGGTTTCTATCATCTGGCAGACTGTTGAATAGGCACTTGCGCCTGTTGCAGTTGCTCGCAAAATGTACCGAGAACCTGCTGGAGCACCTGTTGTCTGTTGGCTAAAAGTAATGTTGCTAATTGAACCAAGCGTTGTAAAGCGGTCTGCAAAATAGCCAGCAGGATTAACAAAAGATGTGCCACGCTGCCAGATGTCAAAGTTTCCATTAACCAAAAGGTTTTTACCTGCAACCTGTGAACCTTGATAGCGCAAGCCTGTTGAAGTGGAACTATCTGCTACAAGTGTCTCGCCGTTGTTGCCAACTGCCAAGCGAGCAGGTGTATCAGCTGCGCTCGCTGCAATTAAATCGCCTTTAGCATCGACGATAGTATTTTGGATAGCGTTAGCATCATCCGTAGTAACCCAAGTAAAGTCCATATCTGTACCAGAAGTTTTACTAAGTACCTGCCCGGTAGTGCCGCCCTTAAGATCGACTAGCGATCCATCGATAGAGTCTCCAAGTGCCTCAATAGCCGTAGCTCCATCTCGGACTAAATCCGTCGATGTAGGAACGGGCCAGTTAAAATTCGGGGTGACCGTTGCCATTATGTTAAACCTCCAAATGCGTTTTCCCACTCAAGTGTAGCGTTTACACCTGTCCAAATTAGGCTAGGCGGGCTTACTGTGTCCCACTGTGGCGCGACAAGTGAGAAATCTGTAGGGCTTAAAGTCAGGGTAAGGTCTACGAATTGAGGCGTAGCCCTAATCGCAAAGCCCTCTACAAAGCCGTTAAACGATCCGTTAAACATATTGATCGGTAGGTTATTAATTACTACCGGCTCGCCAAAAAATACATCGATAAGCTTGTCTCGCTCGGCATCGGGTAGCTCTGTGTTATCAAGTCTAAAGGTAATGCTCTGCAGCTGCTCGCGTGGGATAGCCCGGAGGCCTAGCTCCCGATCCATAACATCGTTTACGTCGGCTATCTTGTCTAGGTTAGAGCTTACGCTTCTTTGATAGCGGCCGTATACGGCGATGGAGTCAGCATCAAGGGCCGTAGCTTGGCTTGAGTAATTGTTACCATAATTAAATACAAGGGAGTTACGAATCTTGCCTATTTGTAGGATGGATTTAACGCTAGAGGGAGTAGCATAATTAGCCGAGATTGTCGTATAGCCGTTAGTCGATAAGTAGGCGGTACGATGATCGGCATCGGCGTAACATACGCGCCCTGCTTTATCCTCATATATTTGTCCTAAAGCACTCTGCGCTATCTGAGCGCATAGGTTATAGCTGCTAAACGGATCTGCCGTACGTGGAATCATCTCGTATAGTCCAGGCTGATCGATCTCGCCGAGTCCTACGTTTTCTGCATTAGCCCACGTAGTCGTAGGGTCATAAGCCGCCCACTCTAAAGCCGGTGCTACCTCAAACCAAGAGTTAATAAGCAATTCGTTTAGGATGTCGTAAATTTGATTTCCGTCGTAGTCTTTGCTCAAGGCATCCGGGAAAAGCGCCTTAGTCAATTTAGCCAAGGATCCGACGGCCAATATATTACCGATTGTTACAAAGCCAACCTCCTCAGGCGAGCGTACGGATATGCCAAAATCGGATACCGTACCGCCAAACACCGGCACGTATACGCCGGCGCTATTCTTGAGCTCTAAGGTAAGGCTATCGGTTACATCAATATCAAAAGCCGTATTATCTATGTTTACAATTTCCATACGGGCATAGCCGGCGTTGCACTGCAGGTCGATATCATCGCGACCAGTGGCCATAGTCACGCTCAGGACATTATCGTAAACGGTAGTGCCTACGATAATTTTCCACTCGGGTAGCCAAGCGCTCACTCTACGTATACTCCTGAGCCGCGGTTAGTTGAGGTTCCTCGATATCCAGATTGGTTAAGGATATCCTCAAAAGTTCTAGCTAGTGCCTCGGGATCTGTACCGTATCCGGCATTAATTGTTATGTCGTATTGCGCCGCTGCCTGAGCTGCATAACGCGCGCCGCTGCTCGCAGCTGAAAGGCTTAGGCCGGAGGCTAAACCCTGCATCAATGAGCCTTGAGCTGTTGGATCGCTAAGCGATATTTTAGCTAGTGATGCTGCGTACTCCTGCTCAGCTCGAGCTTGGTAGTTAGACCCTCGTACCGCGCTAGGTAAATCTGCACCCGCATTTAATGCCGTTACTAATTGCTCATTATATGAATTGCTAGGGAGCATTTTATCTATTAACTTAAAAATGGTTGGATTATTAAGTGTAAAATCTGTCGTATTTTTTGGAATTGTATAAACCGGAGCATCGGTAGCACCCGGAGTTGCGGTAGACCCGGTACCGATTTTGCCTAAAGCCGCCGCGTATTCTTGGAGAGCCTTAAGTCGAGCATCGTCGGCCGCCTTTTGTGCCTTGGCTACGCGGTCGATCATCGATAACTCAGCGGACTCACGTAATAGAGCTGCAGTATTAGCCGCGCTCGTAGTCTTACTAATAGAGGCCAAACGTGCTATCTCGGTTAGTTGGATCTGTACGCGCTCGCTATATGATTCTTTAGCGGCTAACTGACCAGCTGCGACTATAGCGGCGTTATATTTCTTAAACGCCTCCTCACGTGCTAGTTCTTTATCGCCCTCGGCCATTTTAGACTTATCAATAGCAGAAAGTTCAGCTAGTAGCTGAGTGTTAATATCTAGCAGCGTAGCCTCGCTGATCTGTTTAATACCGGCTAACTTTTCTAGGTCTGCATTTTTTTGGAAAGCTGCTAACTCGCCTATTTTCTTAAGGGCTAACTCGCCGTTATCCTCCTCGATAGCCTGTAAAGCCTCAAGGCGTAGTTTAGTCTCTTTATCATAGGTAGCCTTAAGAGCTGCAGCTAGTGAAATACGAGTGGTATCAAAAACCGCAGCGGCCTTAGTTAAGGCCAGTTTATTCTTTTCTACGATTGCTTGCTTTTTTAATAAAGCTAATCTTTCTTTCTCACGCTTAGCGGCTGCAGCTGCAGCTGCGGCTCTAGCCTTGTCTGCCTTTACTTGTGCATCGGTAGCACCTGATACCGTCATAGGTGTAGTAAACGGCTTAGGTTTTAGCCTATCGTCCGTGCCTAAATCTTTTATCCACTTAAGATAAGAAATGTTATAAACATATTCCCAATCTTTACTATCAAAGCCCGGAATGATTTTCAATTTGTCGGCTAATATTCCAATACCACGGATAACATCGGCCGTACTTAAAGCCGCTTTTTCCATATTGGCAGCTAAGTTAGCTACGGAAGTATCCTCGCCCAAACCGGATAAAGCATCGACTAAACCTTTACCTATGATTTCCTGAGCGTTACCTGCCGCCTCTCTGAGTACGCGCATCTTGCCGGCGTAAGTCTCAAGTTCGGCCGTAGCTGATCCGGCGAAAGTTTTAGTTAATAATGTAACTGCATCATTAAAATCTAAGGTCTTTAACTCTGACTGTGTAAGCCCTAGGTTATATTTTCTAAGGCCTTTAGTGTTGCCCACGTATAGCGCTGCGAGATCCTGATTTACCGTTAATAAAT